ATTTGTCATGACGTCTTGCTTCTTCTTTAGTTAACATAATAGACTCACCATTGAATCTGTTACGTCTTTCTTCTGTTCTATCTTTCTGTGTTTCCATGTCCTCTAACATATAGGATAAATCAATCATTGTCAACTGATTTGATTGTAGTTCTTGTTGCCATATATGGTACTCGCTCGTGTTGGTCGTTATTATTCCATTGATATCTATAACTCTCGTACTTTTCTTTTTCAACTTTGATTGGTGTTTCAAGTGCCTCTCGCCTTGGTGCAATGGCAACAATAGATTGTATGTGTGTCTGAATAAAATCCATTAAACATTGTTGATTACAAAAGTGATTCCAAATACCAACTTGATAATTGCCATATCTATTTGCTTTAATCTTAATAGTTCTTAATACTTTGTTGCTGCCTGAGCCTCGCACTCTTGATTGTGTTTGTTTAGTATGACACTCAGGACCATGGCACCAATTATGCGTCATAACTTGGTACCGAGTAAAAGATTGTCATAAAACCACCAAAGAAAATGAGCACCGGTAAAACACCAAAGCCACCTCTCAATGACATTGCAAAAGCAATAATACAAACTGCAAATCCAATTATCATCATTAGTAATCTTCCAATTAAATCAGCCATTAATACCTCACTTTCCACGCAGTAGTTGCCGTTCTATATCCATGTGCGTCTAAGTCATAATAAACATAATAAGGTACACCTTTTTTAGATGTTCCGTATCTGCTTTTTTCGTCATGCTTTCCTTGTCTTGTTATATGTTTTTTATCCTTGTTTGAATAATAAACTATATAAAATGTTTTTTCTTTTTCCATGTTATCCTCTTTCTGTTATGGGATTATCCTATAAGATAATCCCATAATTGTCAATAGTTAATTTACCGATTGTTGCTTTTCATAAAGCAATCTTTCAGCAATTTTTTCTGCTCTTGTTTTCTCTCTCTTGTTCTTCATACCTTTAATCCTATCTGCTAAATTTTTAGGATTGTAGATAGTTAAACCGGTAGAGTTAGTTCTGATTATTTCTGCGTCAGTAATATTTAAACCAAGTTCAGTTGAAAGTTCAATCGCCTCGTCTAAATATTTATAACCTTTTAGACCAACTTTAATTTCTTTCATTTGTTCTAAAATAGATTTAATCCATTTATTATGTGCAATAACAAATTGTCCTTTTTGTTTTTTCCAATCTTGCAACATCATAAATTCTTGTTCAGTACAAGCAATAGACCTATCTCTACAATAATCTCTACCAATTAAATCTAATTGATATTTTTCGTTCCATTGTTTGCCATAACTACTATCATCATTACCAAGATATTTATTATTGTTATCACAATATTTTGTTTTATGTGGGTTGTTGTCTTTGCCCTCTTGTTCAATCAAAATATCAGGATTACAATTATCTTGTGCTTTTAGTTCATCACGAAATAAAGCATAACCATAATCATTATCACTTGAATATGAAGAATTGCTATCAACATCTATTGAACCATTTAATCTAAAGTCAAAATGTTTTTCAATAGTTTTCTTTTCAATAATGGGGTTGTCATCATAATCTCTACCCTCAACTTCGCCCTCATAATGAAAATGAAAACAACTGTCTTTTGCAATAGTAGAAACATTTTCAAATTTATTTTGTAGATAATATGCTTTTTCTACGTCATCATTTGTATAATGTCGTCTTACTATTTTTTCAGCAACTTTCCATGCGTTGTCGTTTATGTCAATCTGATTTGCTTTTAGATTGTCATAGTTTTGTTTTTCAACAGTATCTTCTTGTTCAAGATGAACTCGCATACGATTTGCGATTTTGTTCCGATACTCTTGATTTAGTCTTATTCTACTCATATATGCCTTTCTGTTATTTGTTTGCATGATTTGAAATTAGCACTTGACAAAAGACTTGTCAAGTATTATATAGGATTAGTTAATTATATGTCATTAAAGAGTTAACCGATAATAATTAACTGGGACAACTTCTGGTTGTGTTGTACGTCACACCGCAACAATGCCGTCTTCGTGCAATGAACAATCAGAACTGATCCCTGGTCACATTAGAGATTTGACTAATCTTAAATGATGTCCGAAATTGAGAAGAGACTGGGTTGTTTGCCTCTCGTAACTTTTCGGTTTTAGTGTGACCTGGGATCAGTGTGTTGTAACTGCGGGAAATAAACCGCTATAGTACAGGTAGACGTTTCGGAGGTGGCCTCTTCTAAGACGGTTAATAAGGGCAACGACCGGCCCTGCACAGGACAGCAACTGATCTGGGATCAGATCGTAGTTATTCCGAGTCTTGACGAGACAATCGGTGTGAAAAATGGATAAAGTCATAAAATAAAATTCCCTTGAGACTACGGCTGATCTAAGCTACAAGCTTCAAGCTTGACAGCCTGTCCAGGAGATGATAGGATGTATTTAGAAAGGATAAATTATGACTAAAAAAGAAGAACAATACCAAGCAGCGTTAGATGCTACATTTACTAAAGAAGGTTATTTAAGAAGTAATCTTAATCCAAAGGACATTGCAGCAAGAGTTTACACAGCCGCGGAGATAGCTATCGGAGATGGAGGCTTCAGAGCAAAAGAGATTGTAGAAAACTTTCAACAACTCATGGAGATGGACAGCGCAAGATATGCAAAACAAAGAAAGTTCTACGGATGAGTCGACAGCCCGGAGCACAAAGTATTAAAATATTAGTAAACCATTGGCGCTGGCTCGCGGCCAATGGATATAAAAAAGAAGCTGCAAGCTGCAAGCGTCAAGCCGCAAGCTTGACAAGAAAAGAATATAGGATTATAAGGGAGTATGAAAACAGCAGAAGCACTTAAGATAATTGGAGGCAGCCTGTCAAAGCCATCGAAAATGCCTGGCTGGTCGATAGGATTACCGGCCAAGGAATGCAAGACAGGGTCAAAGCTCCGGCAGGTTAAGGGCTCAACGTGTTATGACTGTTACGCACTCAAAGGCTGTTATGTGTTTAAGGTTGTTCAGGATGCACAGTACAGGAGACTGGCAGCTATTAAGGACCCCAGATGGACTCTGGCAATGGCTCACTTGATCAACAGCAAAAAGCCCAACGTGTTCCGCTGGCATGACAGCGGCGACGTCCAGGATCTGGACCACCTAAACAAAATTTATGAAGTATGCAGGTTGACACCTTCTAAGCGTCACTGGTTACCGACCCGTGAAGCATGGATACAGAAGCACCTACAGCATGCACCAGACAATTTAATTATTCGTTTTTCCATGCCGATGGTGGGACAGGAACCCGCTGGCAGCTTCAGGCACTACTCAACTGTGGTGAAGAGCGGCGCTACCTGTCCAGCACCAAAGCAAGACAATGAATGCAGAGACTGCAGAAACTGTTGGAATAAAGAAATAAAAAATATATCATACGGGATTCATTGACATGTGGAGACACCCAAAATATTATAAAGAATTACGCAAGCTACGTAATAATTCGGATCAGGTCATTAGCGGAGCTAACTCGACGCGTGGGCTTAGCCGCGTGCATCCTGGTCCGGGCCTCAAGCAACAAGCTGCAAGCGACAAGCATCAAGCTTCAAGCGCCAAGCTTAGTAAGCGTCAAGCGACAAGCGTCAAGCCCTAAGTTGCAAGCTTCAAGCTGCAAGCCACAGGCTGCAAGTTCCAAGATCCTAGAACCACGGTACATGGATACTGAAAAAGTATTCTTGGGTAAAGGACCAAGGGCCTTTACCATGATGAAGGTATTGTGTGGATGACGTGTGTGGAAGGCAATTTGATGAGGCGAAAATTTAATTTTTTTACTCTTTGTTACTTTTAACTCAACAGTGAAAAAGTGCCCAGAACTATTACACCCCAATAAATCAGGAGTGCCCAAAGTGCTAAGGTTTTCAAGCCTAGTCCACGAAATATCTGAAAGCTTACGCTTAATTTCTTGATAGAATTTAGTCTCTGGACCCATGAGATTTTTGAGGGAACACTGTCGTTCATTATGCGCCAGGTGTACGCAATTTATCCGGTAAAATTATATTAGCTCTTGCTCCTGTTTTCATAACAAGTCGGTGCGATTGATGATTACCAATTGCTCCAAATATAGTTTGACTGTTCTCGTGCACTTCCATTTTTTTAATTTCTTGTAGTTGACCATTTACTTCAACATATATAACAGCGTCACTAACAGCATTACCTTGTCTTGTGCCTGACTTATTACTAGCGGTAAAAGTAGAAAGGAATTCCTGCAGGTCTCTTACTCTCATTTGTTTTTCTCTGCAAGAAGTTTTTCTAATTCTCGTATTCTTTTTGCCATTTGAGTTAGTTTACTACTCAGCTCATTTACAACTTGTTTGGCACCTTGTAGTGTAGTAGCAGTTTGTATCCAATGCATCTCTTTTTGTTTCCACTGCCAAATTTCTTTTCTGTGTTGATCAATTAAAAACGTAAGATCACTTGGACCCCTGTCTTCATTAGTTTCATTCTTAATCGTAACTTCATTTTCTAATGACATATCTTCTCCATGTTCTTTCAGTTTTGTATAAGTACGTTTGTCTTTCATACCTTGACAATATAGGAGAGTTACCTTAAATTGTCAATATGGGAGTTCCTAAAAGATTAACAGAAATGCAAAAAAGGTTTGCTGAGTTTATAGTATTTGGCGGACCTGAAGGACCTGTGTCTCAATCAGAAGCCGCAGTGCTTGCAGGCTATTCATCTAAACGTGCACGTCAAGAAGGTTCTGAACTTTTAAACCCAAGACTATCACCACTGGTGGTAGCTTACGTTGGTAAACTAAAAGAAGAACGTCTACAAAAACATGAAGTGACTTACGCAAAACATGTAGCTGAATTAGATAGAATTAAAACTGCAGCTTTGAAGAAGGGTAGCTTTTCATCTGCTGTGAACGCAGAAGTATCAAGAGGAAAGGCAGCAGGGCTATACATAGATAGAAAAATAATAAAAACAGGTAAACTAGAAGAAATGTCAGAAGAGGAACTGCTAGCAAAAAGAGCAAAGATTTTAGAGGACTACGCTTCTTTGTTAAACATGAAAACTGTTGAAGGAGAGTCAGAAGACGTTAAACCTTCGTTATCTTCCGAACCCAAGGAATTGGAATCATCGTCCGATCCCCAAAAGTAAAACCATCTTCATCTTTATCGTAAGACGCAAACAATTTAATTGAATTCTTATCTTGTGAATACAACCAACCTTCATTAATTGGTTTTGCAAATTTCATTCTATCAAACTCTTTATCAGTAGCCCAGCCCGAGTCACTGACACAGTCAATCCACTCCACTCGAACTCTCGGATAAGGTATATCGGGAGCTCCATCAGTTACGACGCTTTTTCTTCTTTTCCTAGGCATACCCCCTTATAAGAGATATGACAGATAATTACCAGTTTTAAAAACACGTTTGCGCGCGCGCGAAGGCACCACTGACTCTTGACATAAATTTCTGTCATTTTAAAAATTTCTGTCAATGTTTTTGGCAGTAAAAATCGTCTAGAATAGTTGATTTTATTATGTTTATTGCTTGACTGACATAAATGACATAAATTTTAGCATAAAAAATTTTTTTTAAAAATAAAAAATATCTGTGAGATCTCTTATGTGTCAGATATTTGTGTCAGTTTAGAATTATTTTAATGTTTGCCACAATATTGCCTCAATGTAGCCAACTTATCGTCACTTTCTGCTATTTTTGAGATCAATTTGTCTATTTCTGCCGTGATGTCTGGATGTTCAGGTATAACCTGCGGGCCTTCTATGTACAGTTTTAGCTTGATTGCTGCATCTGCAATCTCAGACTCGTATCTTTTCACCATGACTTTGTATAGATCATTACTAATTGCCATTGAAAAAGTCCTCCGGGTTGTATGGTTTGCTTATTTTCTTTTCATCAAATTGTAGCTCATGATACATGTCTAGTCGTTTGAGAAACTTGTGCTTCCAGGATCTTAACTCTGCGTCTTTAAACTTAAATTCTTGATAGTACAGGTCAGGTGTACAGACCATAATAATACCTTGTTGAATCTTACTGCCATAGACATGGTCATGCGCCATGCAATATGCAGCAATTTGTAAGAAATAGTCATCTATCCATTCTAATTTTTTAGGGCGATTGGCTTGTTTAAAATCTATAATAGTGTCCATGCCATTGTGGCTGCAAACCAGGTCAGTAGACCCAGCGTATAACCCAGGATAATACAACGTGACTTCTGAGCCGTAGACTTCTTCAACAGGTGTAAGACCGATATCAATAACTTTTTCGGCCATGGCTTTCGCCTCCTGTCCGAGCCCTGTAAGATCATCGTAGCCAACTCCGAGTACATAAGATTCCAGGAATTTATGCATGGCTGTCCCACGTTTACTAGATAAATTTTTGATTCGTTCTGCGTTTTCTTTTCCAACTTTAGCCGTCCAATCTTTTAAAAATTTTTGATCTTTTGTTTTGCCTAATATAGTAGTCACACTTGGAAGTCTAGAACCATTTATATCATAGGTCCGTGATCCTTGGTCCGTGTGCTGTGTACCACTGACATAGTTATATTTTTTATTAATCTTTAGACCTTGTTTCATTTGTTTTTCTATATTGTGATACTCTTTTAAATCTTCTTCACTCATCATACTTTAAAATCCATTTCTATCAGCTATCTCTTCTAACAATTTTTTAGTCTCTTTTAGCTTTTCTTTTTTAGTTCTTTTTTTAAATATTTCATCGTATCTTTTTCTATACAAATCCGTGGAAACCCTTGATTTTCCATCCCATTTTGGCTTTTTATCTTTACTCATAATTTCTTCTTTAACTCTTTAAGATAATCTTCTTCTTCATTATTTCTCTCTAATATCTCTCCAGTATATTTTCCTCTCTCATCCTTACCAATTTTATACCGTTTATGCCACTCCCTGGTATTGTGTTGAGCAACAGATATTTCTCCGCTAAATAAATCAACGTAAACAATTTCAATCTTAACACCTTCCACCTTATTATTAATTCTACAAATTTTCGTACCGTCTTTACGATAACTTTTAAACTTAACATCAAAGTATCTAATCTTATTATTCTTATCGATTGCAATAAAATCAATAGGACCTAGTCCACCTAACGCACTAAAAACTCTAAAACCTTTTTCTAAAAAGTAAGCTTGAGCAAGAAGTTCTGCTCTTAAACCTTTCTTGTGTTTATCAT